AGCACCGGTAGTAGGAGCCAGACACCCCTCCCCTGGGAATGTCTGCGGCCTGCGAATAACAGATAGGGAGACGCCCATCATGGGTGAATACGATGAGGAACTCGACACCTCTGCCGAGAACGACTCGCCGCTGCTAAAGCAGTTGCGTAAGCAGGTGAAGGATTTGACGGGGAAACTCCACACGGCCCTAGAGGTCGCTCGTGGGTCGGTCCTGTCAGATGCTCTCCGAGGCAAGGGTGTCCTGAACGCGAAGATCGCCAAGGCTGTCAAGTTGTTCCCGGCAGATCAGACTCCCACTGAGGAGAATGTGACCGCATGGATCGCCGAGTATGGTGACCTGTTCGGTGTCGGTGCGGCGGAAGCGGCCACGGTTGCGGCGGGCGATGGCGAAGAGCCAACGACCGAGCCGACCGGCAAGGGCGTGGACCCCGCGGTTCAGGAACAGTGGGCCGCTGCTCAGAACACTGAGTCGGGTGGAACAGTGAATGCGGCAATCGGGGCAACCGGGTTGAAGCGTGAACTGGCCGACCTTCGGAGCAAGGACCTCTCGTTCGGAGAACTCATCAAGCAATTGGGTGGGCGCGACATTCCCGTCGGCTGACCCTCAACCTACTAACGCAATGAAGGAGTGTCATGGTTAACGAAATGACCTCCATTGCTGCTGCTGCTGGTCTCGGTACCGAACTCGTCCAGGATGCGTATGACCTTGTGGTCCGCGCTGCCCTACACGAGATCCCGTGTGCCCGGTCCATCGTGGACTCACGTCCAGGCAACCCGGCAATGAGGGGTTCAAGCGTCACCTTGGAGAAGATCAACTTCTACACCAAGGCTGATGTCGTCGCGGCGACCTCGCCGCTCGACGAGGAGACGGACGTGGACGCTACGCGCTCCCCCGCCCCGACCCCCGTCACGATCACCCCGGACGAGTACGGCTTTGCGGCTCTGCGGACCCGCAAGCTGAACGCTCGTTCGTTCGCGGCCGTCGATCCGATCATCGCTATGCAGATCGCGCAGCACCAGGCTGAGACGCTGGACGCTCTTGTCCAGGCCGTTCTCAAGACTGGCACGAGCGTCGTGATGGGCAACAACGGTGTCGGCAACACGGTCACCGCTGCGGCGAATGTGAACCTGACCGCGACCAACCTGCTCGGTGCGAAGGACGTTCGTCGCATCGTGGCGAAGTTGCGGGCCAACAAGGCCGTCCCGTTCTTCGGGAAGTACTACGGCCTGCTCGCTCACCCGTACACCATTCTCGACCTCCGCGAGGAGAGCGGGCCTGGTTCGTGGCGTGAGCCGAGTGTCTACGGTGGCAACCAGTCCGAGATTTGGGCTGGCGAGATTGGCGAGTTCGAGGGCGTCCGCGTCCTCCAGAACGCGCTGGTCGATGTCGCTCTCGGCGGCGTTGCCACGCTCATCCCGGTCTTCCAGAACTACTTCTTCGGCAAGGGTACCGTCGTGGAGCAGGTCTACGAAGAGCCGCACGTCGCAGTTGCTCCGCAGGTCGATACGTTCAACCGGTTCCACAAGATCGGTTGGTACGGCGACCTGGGTTGGAGCATCTACGAGAACAAGGCGCTGGTCCGGCTGGAGTCGGCCGCGTCGCTGAACGACGACCTGGGCCTCTGAGGTCCAAGTAGTCCGTAGGTGAGTGGTCCGTGGGGTGTCGTGTAAGTGGCGGCGCCCCGCGGGCCCCCTAGCAGAAGGGAGGGTGCCGTGACGTATCATTTCAGTCCGCCGAGTCGCTCTGAGCACTCCGGCGAGAAGCACCCACTGTGGGGCCGCATGAGGATCAACCGCGGCGTGTCCCTTCTCAAGAAGGATGGGCTGTACCGGCAGGTCGAGTATCCGACCGCCGAGGAGACTGCGGAAGCGGACATCTACTACATCGGCGGTCACGTCTACACGGTGACCCAGGGAGAAGCCGTCGCCCTGGCAACAGCAGGCTACGGAGAGTGGGTTACCACATCATGATCTATCTACTACAGGAGGAATCGTGACCGCCGAGACGCGCCAGGAGACTTACGACCGGGGCGTCTTGGACGGACGGGTCGCTACTCGCCTTGACGGCCACGACGCACAGATCACAGCGGGGCTCGCGGCACACATCCAGATGGTCGATATCGCCACGACCCTGACCTCAACCGTGCAGACACTCACCGAAGCGCGTGTCACTGACGCCGCCACCCGTGTCGCCACGGCAGAGGCTGTCAAGGAGGCCAAACTCGCGCAAGAGGCCCAGGCCCAGACGGGATGGTCCCCTGTTGCTAAACTCTCAGTCGCAGCCGGTGTGGTGGCGATTCTCTGGGCCATCCTCCAGTCCCTGCCGCTCCCCATGTGATCGGAGGCCGACCATGACTATCACCCCGCAACAGTTCGTTGCCACCGCGCGGAAACTCGGCGCCGCTGGCAACGTGTACGTACTGGGCGCCACCGGACCCAACTCTTACGACTGTTCCGGTCTGATCTACCGCACCCTGGTAAATCTTGGAATCTATAACGGCCAACGATTCAGCACCCGCAATTTCATTGCGCTCAGTTCTCACATCGCGTCCCCCGTATCATCGCCTGCTGTCGGTGATATCGTCCTATGGGTGGCGGCTCACATAGGAATCGTCACCGGCCCCGACACGTTCTATTCCGCTTACTCTCCGGCTCGGGGAATACTTGACACCAGCATCAGTCGGTTCCCCGGAACCCCCCGATACTACCGTCTCAACGCATACGCTCCCACGATCCTCGTCGGCTCCCACGGTGGCGTTCCCGTCCCCGTCACGGTCACTTGGCTGACACCCGCACCCGTCACGCCCGCACCCGCACTGACCAAACCCGCACCCGCACCGCCGAAGCCGCCCGTTCAGGAGGACGAAATGTTCAAGATCCTACGCCGTAGGTCAAACGGGACGGTGTACCTCGCCGCGCCCGAGCACGTCACGGTCCTTACCCCGGCCCAGTGGCAAACCTGGAAGAACCTGGGGTACCCAACCACAGACATGGACGACGGTCCGATCAATGCCGTTCTCGCCTCCCTTCGTCCGACCGCGCCGAAGGTCTGATCTATATGGCCGGTGAGCACTGCTCCGCGTCCTGCGTCACTCGTGACCATACCAGTTTCGGGGCTTGCATACGGGCCAAGGCTCTCGGCGCAATCTGGCTGGGTGGGGGCGGACCCTCCTTCGGGGAGGTCAAGAAGTTCTCACGTGAGAACCAAGCGTATCGGGACGCGATCAAGAGCGGCCTGAAACCGCAGGCCGTCTCGTTCAATGCAGTCAACAAGGCGTACGACGCCGCTAGCAGGGGGTGAGGGTATTGTCCACGTTCAACAGACTCGTGCAGCGCACGCGCCACCGCCTCTCCGGCTTCGACGCCATCATGGACGCCTCGACGGAACTCAGTGACGACCTGGCGGTTGACGCCGTGGACGTCCCGGTGACCGACGTCCAGGGCTTTGGTCGGGGTGTCGTGGAGATCGACCTGGAGGTCGTGCGCATTACCTCCACCGATGAGTCCTCCGAAGTTCTCCACGCCTCGACGTTCGGGCGGGGGTACCGGGGAACCATTCCGGCGACCCACAGCACCGGGACCGAGGTTGTCTTCAACCCGATGTTCCCGGCCTCGGACGTGGCGGACAAGATCAACTCCGTTCTCCGGGACATCTTCCCCTCCGTGTATGCGGTGAGTTCCGAGAACTTCGACGTCTCCTCCGGGTTCGTCTCGCTCGCCCTCCCGATCACCACGTTCGGCGTGATCTCGGTGACGGCCAGGTTGGCAGGATCGGCACTGGACTGGCGGCCAGTCGTGCATTGGGAGTTCGACCCGACCGCCGACACGACGACCCACGCGACCGGCCGAGCGCTGCACTTCCCCCTTGGGGTTCCTCCGGGCTCCGTGGTACGTGTGACGTACGCTGAGGCTCCAGGATTGTTCGACCCTACCGGTGACCCCTCCCAGGACTTTGAGGCCGTTACGGGGCTCCCAGAGCGCTGTGAGGAACTACTGGAGATCGGTGTGGCATCCCTCCTGGCGCCGTTCGTTGACATGGCCCGCGCGCAGGTTGCCGGTGCCGAGGCCCGAGCCGAGAGCGAGTCCCACAAGTTCGGCTCCGCCAACACCGTGGCGCAAACCCTGTACTCGATGTATAAGACCAGGGTTGAGGCCGAGCGCAACCTTCTCGCCAAGCAATATCCGATCCGATCCCACAAGGTGAGGTAGACATGCGCTACTATTCCTCCATCGCGCAGGCGGCACAACTGTCGGGCAGCGTGACCAACCTCGTCACCTCCATCGCCGTGTCCTCCCTTGTGGGGTTCCCTACCTTGGTCCCGTTCACCATCGCCGTCGATCCCTCGACGGCGTACGAGGAGATCATGACGGTGACGGTTGTCTCCGGCACGACCCTCACGGTGACCAGGGGCGAGGACTCCTCGACGGCGGTCTCCCACTCGGCCGGTGCGGTCGTTCGGCACATCATGTCGGCGCGCGATCTGCGTGAGCCGCAGGAGCACCTCGCGGCCACGGGGAACGTCCACGGTATCGGCACCGGCAACTCCGTCGTCGGGACCGGGACGACCCAGACGCTCACGAACAAGACCCTGGACGCCGCGTCGATCAACAGCGGCGTACTCGGGGCCGCTCGTATTCCTGCGCAGACGTACGGGTCACTGACGGGAACTCCTGCCACGTTTGCCCCATCGGCCCACACGCACGCCGGTGGCGACGTCACGTCCGCGGTGGCGAACGCCACACTTGCGGCGAACTCCACGCTCGTGGGGGGCAGGAAGATTTGGGTGCAGTCCTCTGCCCCAACCACCGGCGTCACGGATGGCGATATCTGGTTCGAGGTCTGACATGACTAGGTACACCGGTAACAACGTCGCCTACGGCTCGGGCGGTCTGTGGCACGTATGGGTGGACGTGACCGATGACGGACCCAGCCCGAACGCATCGAGGAACGTCCACTACACCTATGGCGTCAATTTCAATGGTAGGATAGCCGACGACCTGACTGCGGTCAACTGGACTGACAACTGGGGTGGCTCAAGCGCCAACGGTTTCTATTGCAGCGGTGCGGGCGACCACACCATCAACGGTACCAACACAAATGCCGGACCGACCCAGTACGGCGGCGGAAATACGATCCACTTCCACATGGCCGCTGGGCCGCTCGAATACACCGGCTCCGGCACGTCGAGTGTTGACTTCGACTACCCGATGCCCGCGCGAACGGGCACCCCGCCTCCGAGCACGCACCCGCCCGGTGCGCCCGGGACCAGTGTCAATTCGATCACCTCGAATAGTGCGCGAATTGTCGTCACGGCACCTTCGGACAATGGTGGCGCGGGGATCGGCGTTTATGAGGTATATGTCCTGACCAACAACGAGTGGCCGTATGCTGGTGGCAACGTCGTCACGTCGTGGCAGGGTGGAACAGGTACTGCCACTGGATTGACCAGACACACGAACTACAAATACACCTCTAGGTGCCACAACTCAGCAGGGTGGTCCGCCTGGACGGGCATGAAGTCGTTCGACACGTTGGCAACCGTCCCCGCTCGATGTGCGGCTCC